TATGATATCCACCGAATGTTTTTGATTCGTCAACCACCCATTCACCGTAGTACTGTTCTTCCCAACTATCCAATGTCTTTTGTTCAAACGCAAAGATCATTTCATCTAGCACCCAGTCCCAACGTTGGAAATGCAAGTCATCAACTGCGCCACAGTCTTTTTCTTTCTGTGTAAGTTCTGGTGCGCTAGTTGACTTCAGGTGCTTTGGTACATCCTTGTCGTCAACGAAAGGAGCACCATGCTTGGTAGCCTTGAGTTGTTTCAACATAGGCAGCACGATTAGTGCTAAGGTATGATCCATTGACCAAGTGTCCCAAGGATCAATGTGTACCTTTATCTTTCGTTGACGCCTGTCAAACCACAACCTGTTGAACACGTTGTACACATCTTGAATACGATCATCAATCCATTCCAAACGATCTTCAAATTTGCTTTGCTTGTTAGGATAATCTACAAAACCATATTTCTTATCCATATAGTTTCTGTAAAGATTGCACATTAACCTGTCTGAATACTTGCCGATCTTAACTCGCATTTCGAATCTCCTCAATGTTGATTGGAGTATAGTCAATATGTTCTACGCAAACAACCCTATGGTTGGGAGTAGGACTCTGGTTCTGGTGAATGTGACCATGCACGTTCAAAACCGTTTCAAAGTTGCGGAATCGACCTTCGCCGAAAACAGACTCGTGTAATGGGATATGAGTAAGGATCAAACCAAACTCAGGGAACATTCGCCACACATCAATCTTGGCGACCAATTCGTGCTTTGCAAAGAACTTGGCATCATCGTGGTTACCCAAAATAAGTCTCTTCTGACCGTTGAGTTTCTTCCACAAAGGAATGAATGTTTCTTTAGAACCAAAGAACACATCCCCAAGATGATACACCTTGTCTCCAGGCTTCACAACACTGTTCCAGTTTTCGATCATGGCTTCATCCATCTCTTTTACGGACGAAAACCTTGCACCACGAATTAAACTACCATCACGGTCTGTAAATTTGAGAATGTTTTCGTGTTGGAAGTGGGTATCACTGATAACCCAAATGTTTCTGCTCATGATCTATTTCCAGTAGTTTTTTGTAGCTCCAGTATCAAAGTCGAATCCCCAGTACTCAACATCCTTTGCATACCAATCAGCTACGATCTCTATTGTTTTTTCATTATACATCGATTGATATGGGTTTGTCAAGAGCCCAGTTACATTTCTTGGTTCAGGATTTGATAAAATTCCAAAGTAAGACTTGACATCATCGTTGTAGTGTTCGAACCTCAAGATGTCACATTTAACGTTACCCTCTTCATCCGACACGTGATCAAAGGCAGGATACCATCCACGAACTGCCCTGTGCCACATGTATTCCTGTCCACCCCACTTATGACGTTCTTCTAGGAAGGCTTCAAACGAGGATACGTCCGCATAGTCTTTCTTACCGTAGACGTTGGAATCTCGTTCTACCTCAATAACCTTCTTTGCAAACCAATAACGAGAAACCACTCTATCCCAAGGGTTGCGAACAATGGCAAATGCGGGATAGTTGGTTCTAATCCCGATATTGATATCTCGCCACCGTGCATGTTCATATCCCATTTCATCACCAGTTTCTCGCATCTTTTTTACGAGACCACCAGTATATGCGGGATCAATATGATTATCGGGTGTCGCTAGAATAACCTTCGAACGTAACTGTGGATGTTTACGAATCGTCATACCGCCATTCTTGGGGATATGAATGAAGAGTTTCTTACCCAGCATGTTGAATTCTTAGAATATAACAATCCGGAACAATTTCGGTAAATCCCTTTTTGTTCTTCTTGACTTCTCGACTATAGTCATAGTGTTTAAGATTATAGTTGGAAGTTTCCAACAAAGTCATTAACCGGATATGTTCACCCATATTGTACCTATCTAAATTTTTCTGAACCCAAGGTTGTTGGAAGGTATTACCTTTGTCCAACATCCAAACGTCTTCAATAAAATAAGAACCCGTCTTCGACAAGAATTGCATACAGTTCTGGAAAGTCAGTCGATTCGCTGCAGGCCAGTGTGCGCCATCATCAATGATGAATTCGAACTCAATGTCTTGACCCCACGCCTTTTTGATTGCGTTAGGGAGACTAGCATTTGTACTATCATACTTCATCCACTTAACACGTTCATCCTTTAAGACCTCAAGATCATTTGGGTTTGTTCTTTCAAAGATGTCGATGGTGTAAATGGTGGCATGAGGAAAATACTCCAACCATGCAGCAGTACTCTCGGCACGGAAACAACCGATTTCCAGAATGTTAATCTGGTCATCTTTCTTGTCTTCCATGTATGGTTCATAAACCCTATCGTAACTGTGTTTAGAAGAACCCTTGTCACACTTGTACAGATCAAATAAATCTCTTAACGTTCCCATTTTACATACATCCTATTTCTATCAGGCATAAATTCAGTTACTTTATAACCCGTCTCACGGGCTAACATAAAATGATCAAGGATGTGCCAGTTGTAGAACGGAATGTCCCCTACTCTACTGTTACCATGATCTCTATGGCCGGGATTACATCTCCAGTAAATCCTCGACTTTTCTTTCATCGCTTTCGATACACTATAAACCTGTTCACGAATAAGTGTTAGATCACCAAAGTTGATACTACCCAAACAAAACGCAACATCAAACTTTTCGTCCGTCTCATAGTCTTCGATTGCGACTACTTCATCTGCTCCAATATCAGTAATGTCGATACCGTGCAGATTAGGTATGTGACGTTTAAAAGGGTTAACACCGCAGCCCACATCAAGAACCGTTTCGCCTTCCTGTATCTCGTCAATTAATCTAAATCCTGTCCAGTAATATTGGTCAAGTCCCGCAGTGCGAGAACTAGGCCATGTGTTTGTAAAGTAATCCTTCAGAAAATCATAATGTGGGTTCATAGATATAGACTTTAACGTCCTTCTTTTCATACTCTTCGACAAATTCAACTCCAATGGTACTCATACCAAGTGCGTCAAGCAAACTAATGTTATCTTTTACTTCTTTAATATTATCTTTTTGGTTATATATGAACTTCATTATCCCAGAGTTCTGCAACTGAATTTGTGCAAACATATTCTTTTGGTTCATATACCAACTGTAATTGGGGTACTTAATATTGAACCCACCAGCTTCATTCCACCACCTCCAACATTCATAGTCATTACGATAGACTAGAACAATGCGATATCGTCTATAACTGTTAAGTTTTGTGGCGAGTGTATGTGACTTGATAAGTCGATAACCCTCAGCATCAGGGGCAAAGGGCAGATCAAACGAGGATTTGGAAAGGGGGAATTCCATCCGTGGATCGAAATATGACCCAGAATGTAATTGAGACTTGTTATGATTATAACTTCTATCCGAAGACTGATCAGAGGTATCAAAGTCCTCTGACCCGTAGATGCTATTAGCTACTCCACTCCATCGGCTGCCGGGCGCACCCGTGAATAGAATATATCTACTTTCGTTCCACTTTGGGTCTAATTCCGTTCCAGACGTGTTCATCTAACCAATGTTCCTCAACATAATCAACGTATTTACTATTCTGATCGGCCGCAAGAATATAATCAATTCTCGAATCATCATATGCAATTGGAAAGTCCAAAGTCTTGGACAACCATTTAAGATACATACCTTTATGTAGATACAAAGTTTCGTGTGATATAAACGCAAACTTAGCATCTAGATTCATAAAGTATCGCATCGCTGTGGGGAGTGTAATTTCTCCCCGAACACGAGCCTGTTGTAGAGAGTTGATATTACGATCTCTACAAATGATACAGACCGTTACATCATACCCTGCATCTTCGGCCTCGTAAACCACTTCCTGAATTGCGGGAATGGTCTTTACACCATCATAAACAAAGGGAACACTGACATTCGCAACCATAAGGTTGTGTTTCAACATCTGTTTGGTTTTACTAGGATCGACCCAGCAGTCCGCAAAAGGCTCTTCATCACTAGGTATCCAGTACTTGTCTCCAAAGTTCCATCCAGTGACATCCGAATGTAACGCAAAGATTTTACTGAACAGGTGATTGCCACTTCCCTGTGGGCCTGTTATGATAAGAAGTTTTTTAGACTCTTTGTTGACCGACATATGTACGTACTTTCAATGGGTTCACTTCATCTGTAGGGCCTGTTCCACTGTCGGGAGCAAACACAAACAACATTACATCTTCACCCTTACTACACATGAAGTTGTGAAGGGTGTTCCTTTCCATAACAAACACATCCCCTGTCTCAATAGGAAAGAACTTCCCATTGTCAAGTTCGATCTCTCCACTACCCTGTAGAATCAAACCGATTCTTTGACTTGGGTGAGTGTGTAGAGTCTGTTTCATTCCGGCGGGAAAGTGTACGTAGTTAATAACAGGGAGCCCCAAACGGCCAGGATTTACGGCCACGGTGTTGGTTCCACCATCCATATAAGATAGATTGCCACATGAGGATCGACCAACTAACGGTTGTTCAGGCAAGAAAATTCTGTCATCGTTCATGGACAGTCCGTAAAAGGAAATGTCCACAACCGTGGAATCCTTGTCCCAACATTCGATTGTTGTAGGTAGATTGCACTGTGCGGCAAACATACTGTCGGCAATCTGATACCGGCCGTTTTTAATACCAGCATTCATGCCCATCACATAGTGAGTATAACCATATTCTAAAGGTTGTTGAACCCACTCATCCTTGTAAACCTTTACCTTATATCTCCAGAGATCGTTAACCTCAATCTCTTCACAATTAGCAACGTTGTACATCATATCTTTAATCCTGTAACTTCTAAAATTTCAGGTGGAATAAAAGTCTCTTCCATTCTCTCAGGGTGCCACACAATGGCACAAATGTTATCTTTAATCCATGATTCTACATCACCTTCGGGGTCTGTGGCAAGCACTACTGAACCAATAGGTGGAGTTCTAATCCAGATATCATGAAAACTATTTACCATGTAAGGCCGTCCTTGATAAAAGACGTTGTGATCACTAATAAAGTGTCTCTCCTTAATTCTCTCACCTTCTACCTCTCCACCAAGAATAGACGTGAGAAGAAACGCCCCATGACAAATGCCAAGGACGGGTTTTCCATTAGTCACCATTTCGGTAGCGAGATTTACTTCGGTGATGATTCGAATGTCTTCGTTTCTACCACCAGTGATAATCAGAAGATCGATATCTTCTGCGATAGTTTCATAATCTAAGTCTTCACGATTTGGGATAGGAATGAGTTCATGACCCTTTAAGAACTTGTACCAATTGTGTTCTAAAGCGTCATGAACTATTCCAGTGTTAGGAAACGTGAGGACTCGTTGAGTGAGTCCGATTTTCATGATCTACCAACCGTAGGCTTCGTTTACGAGTTCACGTGATCCAGTTGCTTCAACTGTGTTCTTACATGAGATTTCAAAAAGGTCTTTACGCATACCTTCGACCACACGTTGGACACGTTCCTGAGTCTCAGCGTCTGTTGCAAGTTTACGTAACTTGTATCCACCAATTGCACTGTGGAAACCTTCGTCCTTGGCAATCTCACGATAACGAGTTGAGATGAATGAGTCTTGAATGGTGTCAGCCATCTGATTCCAGACAGCTTCCGCACGGCCTTCTGCAACTAACTGATATGCAGCGAGAACCGCTTCGTCTGTCTCTGCACCATACTTCTGCAAGAGAGTTGCACCCTTAGCGGTGTCCATCTCACGTTCTTTACGAATAGCATCAGCGGCATCGATCTCTGAACCAGTAATGTGTTCGATAACTTCCTTGACCATGCGATAGTGTTTCGCTTCGTCTGCGGCCTGTTTCGACAACAGTTCCAGTTCTTTGGGGTCTGTATCGTCAGCAGCTTTTGCAATCTGCATTGAAATCTCAGACATGTTCATACGCTCATTGACCATACGACCAATGAAATGATTGACCATTTCCTCTTTAGGAAGGTCACCTTCAAAGTACGCCTTGACATTCATCTTGGACGCTTCGAAGAGGGCTTGATTTTCTTTGCGAATCTTCTTCACAAATTCGTTTGGTTCTAACATAATAGGCTCCTTATTGTTTCACGCTTTTAATATAGACAATCACCAATGTTATTTATAAAAATTCTCGTTCAAACTTCTCAATCAATTCATAGTTTCTATCGGTATATTCTGCGATCTCTGTTGAGAAGTCATCGAATATAGTATCGGTTTTCTTTCCGTTTAAAAACAAGTCTGCATAATTAACTATCTTCAGTTCACTATACTTAGTAATTTCTTCAGGGTAGTATATACCGCTTCTATCTACGTTAGTATTTCTATCCCATCTTTCCTTATCAGAATATCTAGCCCGTTCTCCCCGTTCCATATATTCTTGATATATCTTTCTCATGGCATCAACAACAAAGTCTTCAGAAAGATCATATCCCCTCTCTGTGATAGTTCTTACTATATCGGAAGAGGCTTTACTGAAAGGGTCTATACTATCATATCTTTTTATGAAATCAACAAACCCAATCTGTTCAAAACGGTCTTTAAACTTTTCCTCAAACTCTGGAACTCTACCCAGATATTTCTTCATGAAGAAAAGTTCTTGTGTGAAATAAAAAGACTCGTCATCGCTTACATCGATCTGATAGGTAACCGGACAGTCATAATAAGGTAGATATTTGTGTATGTTTATTTTAGCAACAATTATCGACTTATCATTTACATCCAAGGCCTCTTCGGTGTTGTCAACAAACACACACTCCCTTGCACCACCATATTCATTATGGGTTACGTTTCTATGACAGCCGGGGTTTGTAGGATAGTTACCCGACTCTTCAATGGGAGTAGGATATAACAACTCTGTGAGAAACATTCCACCCGAACCAGAAGGGTAACACAACCCCATTCTTACCTTGGGTTTCATATTTGTCTCATCAAAGATTTTACATCCTCACCCTTATTAGGCAGTTTGTCCTTCAAGAAGAAATGCACAAAGTGACATTCCTTGATACGACTGTTTGCGGTATACAGACCATTCCATTTCCAGTGCATTCTCTTGAATGGTACGTTGTACTTTCTCACAAACGTATTCAGAAGAGTCTGGTCAGTACTCCACTTCCAAGGGCCAACACCATCAACAAAGTCCTTGAACTCTGCACGTTGGAGGAACTGTTTTCCCGACTGTCCTTTTAGATAGGGTAGGAAACTTTCAGAGTTTAAAAGAATGACCCCCATATTTGCAAACTCAAACCCCAGTTGATTTAACTTGAAGTCTGTTTTGTTATTGTGTAGATGACCATACTGCATACGAGAATAGTTAATGATCTTTTCTCTGTACCAGTTTTCGATAGGCATCTCACGTTCGATGACAGCACCAAAGGCCTTGTCCGTCCCAAAGTCATCAAAGACATTAGGAGCTTCTGGACGAATGTAGATGTCTGCATCGATGATTGCAATCTGATCATAGTCATTCAGATAGTCAAATGCAACTTCCTTCTCAAAGATAGGAAGATACCCGCCATACTTCTCGTATGACTCTTTACTCCGACCACTGTTGAAGGGATCGGGTTTGATACGATAAACGGGTTCTCTCTGTACTATATGTCCAATGCCATGATTCTTACAATAGTTCGATACACTCTCAATACAGTGTTCGTATAGTTTGGACGGTTTACCTACAGCAACCTGATAAATTAATCTCTTCACAACACCTTCTTCACTTCATAATTAAAAGGGACTTCAACACTCAGGGTGATCATATAACCCTCAACCGATACACCCCTCAGATATGTGTTATTGATCTTCTCAATCTTTTTTAGTTTATATAAGGTCTTTGCGGAAGGGTCAGCGTCATACCAGATTGTGATGTGGTATTCTTCTAACAACAATTTCCTGACCCAGTTAATTAAGGTTTTCATTTAACCTCCCTATAATCGTTTAGATTGAATTCTGTTCCAATCATCTTGTGTAATCCACGATCATGATTAGTATACACCAAAACCTCTGGATCGTCAAGAAGAAAGTCACAGTTTTTACAGTAGTCTGGATAATTTCCTGTGCGATGTCCTTGTCTTAATGCAGAGTATTCTTCTCCACGGATGACTTCTTCGATGGTGTTTTCTGAGCAGTGTCCGAGAACGGCTTCTTCGTCTCTTCCGAGGACTTGACAGCAAGGATGAACAGCACCTCTTTTACCATCAAGACCACCAGCACGAATAACAACATCAGGGCTAAAAGGTCTGCCACAAGTCTTTACCTCTCCTTTACGGGCATTCTTTCCAATGTCCCATGCACCACTCCAATTGTGCATCTTCCATATTTCTGTTTTAACACCAAGTTCATCAACCAATTCTATGTATTGTTGGAGTTCTTCTTCCAGATTTTCATTATCTGTTATAAGATGATATGTCTCGACTATGCAGTTACTACCTGTCTCATCAACGTACTCTTTCATGGCACGAATGTTTTCTTTGATCAGATGGTAGTTACTGCCCCTTGTATTGTACATCCACTTTTGGTAGAGTTCAGGTGTAGGGCCAATGAATGAGAAACGAAAGAAATCCAATCCTGCATCCACACAGTCTTTCATGAACTGGCCACGCATATTGAAACCGTTAGAGAAGATAACCGCCTGTGCGTTATACTTCTTCACGATCTTAATATATTCAGGAAGAATCCGATTCAGGGTGGCTTCACCCGAACCGTCCAGATTGACCACACGAAGACCGTGCTTTGCACAATCTGCGACATAGGTTTCAAATTCGAAAAGGGACATCTTAGTCAGAAACCCCTTATGTCTTCCCCCAGTTCTCTTATCTTGCGGACACATAGAACAGTCAAAGTTGCAACCACCCTGCACTTCGATGACGGCTCTATCGATCTTTATGTCGCCCATAATTTTCTCATAACCTTTCTTTCATACTCTACAGTCAACCGTTTAGGTTTACCCAAGAAATCACTAATGTTCTTACTTAGTGAAAAAATATTGTTTGGTTTATCTCTAAACGGAGACACCTTTAAAGCTTGTGGGTTATGGTAAGTAGTAATACCTTCCGGACTCACAACAACCATAGGTCTATTAAAGTTTCTTGCAATATAGTGCCACATACCATCATAACAAAAAACGAGTCTACACGTAGATATGTGATACATAGCTTCTCTTACAGGAGTTCTGTAACTCAATTCTACAATGTTCATCCCCGCTCGGCGAAGAAGCTTTATTATATCACGCCATTCGCTATCTGTCAAGAAGTTTTTCCAAGAACGAGGAGTTTCCGCATTGAACTGCGGCGTCCAGACTACGACTTTCTTAGTGTCTATTTCACGGTAAGCGTCTCTACGGAAAGTCCAATCATTGATGGGAGCGTCTGAACCCTCCTCATCTGAGTATGAACCAGATTCAAACCAGAATCTAGCCTTGGGGATTTGTCGTGTGATTACTCTAGGTTTGTGAGAGTCTTCCGGATAGATTACATCATCCGAAAATTTCCAATCGGTGTATCGATCTGTTGAATTGAAAACATGAGAAACTACCACATCGTCTTTTCGGTGGTAGAAGTTGTGAATGTAATCTAGTCTTTCGATTATGGTCTCAGGGTCTTCAGGGTGATGAAGATAGTCTTCCCCGTGTTCCCAGTGAAATTCTAGATTAACTTTGAGTTTTCGGTCAGCGGAATAATTGTGGGCGCTGTTGAGCGCCCACATAAAATCACCAACTCCTGGCGTACCTCGCCAAGTAATTTTCTCCATAACGAAGTTTACTCTTTAGTTCTTTTTCAGTGCATCGGCTCCGAAGAAGGCTGATACCAATACCGCAATTGATGCAAAGTATGTAGGTGCAATATCTGCAATTAAGGTTGCCGCAGTCTCCAGACCAAGTACCGAAGTTACTGCAATACCAATTGGATACACCAGAAGACCGATAAGGGAGAACCAAGCCATCTTACGGATTGCATCTCTCTGTGCATCTTTATCTTCTAGTTCTCTTCTTTTGAACTCAAGATGCATCTCAAGTTCCGCTTTAGAGATGTGACCATCGCCGTCTACGTCAGCAACACCTAAGTCACTGTCTCTATCTATAGTTAGTTTTTCCGACATCAGGTTCCCCTTCTTGTTGTGGTTGAATGTCGAATTTATTTATAACTATTCTGTTTTAAAACCAACACTTTCCCGTTCAATATCGTCATGATTGAACTCCGCCCAATACAATTCGTAGGCGACACCTTCTTCAAGACATTCGAATTGATGATATTCGCCAGGCGGAACCTTGGTGTATTGTCCGGCTTCTAGAATGGTTTCATCAACAAGATCATACGAGTTCTTCCACACCCGAATCAGCAGACGGCCTGACTCACAGAAGAATCCGTTCCACTTGTACTTGTGTTTGTGTTTTGAACACACCCCGCCTGTTTTCATTTCAATACGGTGGAACTCTAGTACACCGTTTGCTTCGATCAGTTCTGTCTGACCCCAAACTTTCCCTGCTTTCATTTTAAAATACCTTTACGTTATATGTGCTTTCCCAAATCTTTGCATCGTTAAGGTCATCAACCATAGGTCTACCTCTCACATTCAAACTGGTGTTCAACAACATAGGAACTCCAGTTCTTTCATAATATTCCTCAATTATCTTACGGAACACGGATTGACAGTCCTTGCGGACAATCTGTACTCGTGCAGTACCATCCACATGGGTAACTGAATTATAATCATGTAACGCCTTAGAGGTGTACTGCATGTACTCGTTCATAGGGCCATCGAAGTATTGATCTGCATACTCTTCCAGAATTGCAGGCGCAAACGGACGATACTTCTGTCTACGTTTGATCTCGTTCACCGTGTCCTTAACATCGAACCGAACGTCTGCAATCAAAGACCGATTACCCAACGCACGTGGCCCAAACTCAGCTCTACCGTTTGCAACACCACAGTATCGATGTTCCAGAAGGTGGTCTACGACCTCACTAGGGTTGATCTCACGGTCAATATTTGTACCCAAGTATGGAGTCCACTTAACGTGTGTTCCTCCTGTCTCCTGCGCCCATGTACGTGCAGCGCATCCCAGAGACGAACCTGAGTCCGCTGGAGCGATTGCGATATGTACCTCATCAAACATGAGTCTTATTTTGGAATTAACAACAACGTTCTGAGCACACCCACCAGAGTAGACCAGTTTACTTCCGTACTTACGTGCCTCTTGCATAATCTCTAGGATTACACGTTCTGCAAATGCCTGCACAGATGCAGCTGCGTTCTCAGGTAGTGTGTTTTGGACTTTCTTTTTTAACTCTTCACGGAAAATCTTTCTACGCCGTTCCCTATCTGAAGATTCTTCTCCAATTAGAATTCCCAACTTTATTTCCTCAGCGATGTCTGAGAAACTATGATATCGTTCATAGAGCCAGTCAGAGAATTCGTCTTGACCATAGGAAGAAAGACCCATGACCACATATTCATCTTCAAGAGGCTTCAGTCCAAGGAACAGGGTAACCATACCATAAATCAGACCAACCGACTTAGGGTAATGAGTTTCTTTAATTAGGTTGAAGTTGTGATCCATGATGACGGCCGTCTGGACTTCACCAGCACCATCAATTGAAACCATCACAGTATCTTCAGAGGATTGCCACGGACGGGTATAGTATGCACCAGCACAATGAGACTCGTGGTGCAAGTGATGTTTGTCGTATACAAGAGAACCGTATACTGGAATTCTTTCGTGACGATTTAGATGTTGGGCATGAGCGTTTCTGTCATTCCCCTCTACAACTATTCCGCCCCGAATACCGTATTTGATCTCGTGGTCTTCGTAGAAAGTGACAACTTCATCTTTTTCTTGACCAATGAAATTCCAGAGACTATCTGGAATAACGGCGTCATTCTTTTTCTTTGACCATCGTTCTGCATGTGTAGCATAAGAGACAGTGCCATCCTCTTCGATGATACTGACTCCCGCATCATGATAGAACTCAGAGAATCCTACATATCTTGTCATTTATCCCTCTAGATAATCGTAAATGTCTTTCCAGTTTTTCATCAACGGGAAAGGACAATCGTCCATGTTGTAACCATGTTCCATTACGATACTATCTAGACCTAACTTATCTCCAACGTAGGCGTTCTCAATCTTGTCTTCAACCCAGACGTAGTTCTTACCTTTGTAGACGGCAAGAGCATCGTCCTTATCAGCACCAGTGTCAAGACAGACAACCTTCGCAAAGGCCGTGTCACCGAACAACTTTGCGAGGTTCTGTACCCGCAACTTCTGTGCATGGGGATCAAGACTCAAACTCGTAATCGCATGGAAGACATATCCATGTTCTTCATGCAACTTCCGAACGTAGTGCATGGCATCCCGAAGAGGGGGAAGGAAACCAATGGCAGCACTCTCGTTGAACTGCCGTACCAAGTCCTTGGCAAAAGGCTTGTCAATACCGTAACAATCAGCGATATCGTAGACATTCCGATTGTTCATCACATAACCCTTCTGGTTCATCCAGACATCGAAGGCGTATCCCCAGTTCAGGAGAACACCGTCACAGTCAACCAGAATCACCTTTTCATAATCATCATTCATTTTCATTCCTTTTCTCACTACATTGTCATAGTACTATATGGGGCAGGAATTGGCAAGCGTTTTTTTCAAGAAAAGTGACAAATATCTCCAGCTTCTGGCCAGTCATCGGGGGGTAGGAGGGGGAATTTACCGTCTCTGTACCCGTCTACCATGACCACCTTATTACCGCCTCCCGTGTAGTGTAGGAAGTTGGCGGACAGGGCCTTCTCGCCCCAAGGGTCTTTGTAGTGGGTGGGGGTGTCGTTCCATTTCTGGTCTAGGGTCTGGACATCAAAGTCATGTTTCATAAACTGACCAGACAGGTAAGGTTGGTCATTCATGATTGACATGTGTTTCTGAGGGCCTTCGAAGAACCACCACTTCCAATCATCAAACACCTCACGGGCCCGTAGGCGGGCCTCACGTGTCCATACGACCACGCCAGTGTTCATGACGGTTATCTTCGAAGGGTGATTTGGGGGAAGGGCAGGGATCAGGGGTACACCGTGCCACTCATACTTCTCACGGTAGTCGTTGTAGGTCTTATCGTTGTAGTCCCAAGCGTTGTATCCACCAGCATTTTCTGTACGGATGTCAGACTCTAAAACACCACAGACTTCTCCATCACATTCGTCAAAGATATTGTCTGTGGTGTTTACTACGATATCGGTATCAACAAAGAGAACCTTGTCGTACTTGTCGAAGGACTCATCATAAACGACACGTAAACATTCGAACAAACAAACCGTAGTGTCCTTTGCGTATTCTTCCTTGGTGAATACCGCTTGGTCTGAATACAAGTAATCCGCACCAATTTGTTTGGCGTAGATTTCAAAAGACTTACGGGAGATATCAGCCATCTCCCTGTACAGTTGAGAACGTGAACGTCCTTCAACGTCTCCCCGTTTCTGATCTAAGTCATCATTGATAACTAGATACTGAAAGATCAAGTTTGTATTTGGGTTTTCTCTTTGAGTCATAATGCATTTTTCCTTCAAACCCATACTTGACTAGGTTTTTATGTTTGTTACGTTTCTTGTTTCGGTTGTCGTGACGAGAGTACTTCGCCATGATTATCCTTCCTGTAGTTTATATATTAGACATACTTCTCGTAGTCATTGTTAGGATCGAAATCCGTGACTACTTGATAGCGGGTAGACTTACCGTCCTTGAACGCAATAAGTTTCTGCCCTCTATTCTTTCCGTCTGATCTAACTGAAGCATGAACCCAACCAGAGTTTGCACCTTCAGCGGGATTGTAGAACTCAAGAATGACCTGATCAAACGTACAATTCTCAGCAATCCAATCAGCAAGAACGATGTTAGGAACACCGTTGATTTCCATGTCCACAGCCTGACCATTGCAGTGCTGTGAAGTTTTCGAACCACCAACCGCAACGTTAAGAGCAGGCGAACGATAACCACTGTTGATTGTAACGGGTTTACCGAACGCTTCTCTAACGGGTTGGCAAATATTCTGTACAACGTACTTCAGGTTTTCCATGTGCTCACCCTGAGGCGTGTTGTCAATACCACGTTTTGTGGCTGTTGCAGATTTCGTGAATTCTGCTAATACGAAATTCTCGCTAAGTTTCATAATTGTTTCCTTTATTCTTTATGACCTAACATTTCCTTAGTCATGATATAATCTCGTACAAAGTCAGACCTCACAATATCCGACCACGTAAATTCGACTGTTGTAAATCCAGTCATATTATCTATAATATCAAGGAACTTTATAAGTCCTTTTTTGTCCATGTCCTTAGTGAAGTCCGATTGTCGGTAGTCTCCAGAGAAAATAATTCTACAGTTGGTTCCTACTCTTGTTATAATCGAATCAAGTTCATGGAAAGTTAAATTCTGCATTTCGTCAACGATGATCACAGCATCGTTGAGTGTGAATCCTCTAATGAAAGAAGTTGACAGGAACTCGATAGCTCCTTCCTTGGTCAACTTATCGTATGCTTCATGATCGTCAAACAGTTCTGCACACAAGGCACGATAGGGGCCAGTGTAGGCATCAATCTTTTCTTCAAGAGAGCCAGGCAAAAAACCAATCTCACGTGTGGGTACGATAGACCTCACCACGATGACTTTATCAATTCGGTTTTGTTTATCTAATGCTTCTTCCAACCCAAGATACAATGCGGTAAAAGTTTTACCCGTACCAGCAGAACCAGACATCACGATGTGGTGTCCCTTGTCCCATGCGGCATAAACCTGTTCTTGAGCTTGAGTGATTGGTTCGAAGGTGTTTAGATCGTCAATCCTTAACTTCTGCGGCAACGTTCTTTCTCTTCTCATGTTTTAATGGTGTTTCCTTTACCGGAACCTTTTTTGATTCTATCCAGATGATTTCTCCACTCGTTTCCTGCTTGTCTCAAGGGTGTCTTGCTGCTTGAGATGAGGCCAGGCACACCATCATAGTAACGTTCTAAATTTGGATTGTCGGATAGATACTGATCATAATCGGAAATCCGGAGGATCACTTCCGCAATCGCTCCGGTTTCCTTGTTTCTAAAACTATAAATCGGCATAATTTACATCACACTTAATTATCAACCTCACTACGACACCTTGCGGTGAAGAGATAGGATCACCTTCCTTATTTTGATTGAGTGAATTTAGGTTCTACTTCTAAAATAGTTTGATTGAGGAACTCACGTTTAGCCATTAGTTTATGCGCCTTCTGAGTTTTACCCCTTTTATTGAGACTCGCAATATAATGATCTAATTCCCGACTGTCTCGTTTTAATCGTTCTATTTGAGTTGATGTCATAGCACTCCTATTAAGTAGAGGGTTAGAGTTTAATTAAGTTTGGAAATGCCTCCTGTACAGTTTGCTTGGTTAAACCTTTCACAGGCGCCTTCTTAGCGACCATCGAAAGAACAACTTCCGCATCAGACGGATGGATGGATTCCAACATGTCTATGAACATCTTTTCACGTCTGAATGAGGGAAGAGTGGAGCCAGGCCCGCCCTGAACAAAGTACCCAAAGTCTTTGTGCTTTTTGAGTAGTGTCGAAGGTACGGACTCCGGAATATTTGGAGTATAAGGTGGTTTACCTTCAGGGAGAAGGAAAACGAGTTTATCGTCAAAGGTGCCTCGTAGTACATCTGTAAACGCAGCAACGTCCTTATATTTCAGCAGAACCTTGATACGTTCCGCTTTCGTTTTAGCTTTTCCAACTTCTTGGAAAATTTCGAATACTTGTGTGGGTTCGCCAGTATAAGCCATAATTTTCTCACTGTATATTAGTATATAGGGTTTCAACCATCTCCAGAAGCGATATATTTTGAGAATTCATCGAAATCCGTTAGGATTTGATCGTACTCGCTTTTCGCAACTTGGATAGCATAATTAGAGTTGGGCCCGAAACGAGCCCGAACCTTTTCCTCAACAACTGAAAAGGGTTCGTTAAAGTTATCACAAACCAATTCTTGGACTTCAAAAACAAACTGACCCATCTTACTCATCAGGATTTTCCTCAACAGTTATACGATACTTAGTACCGTTTAAATCTACAATATCTAGGGTCTTCTTGGTAGACAGGAAGACACCATCAGCATTTAAATCCATAGTAACATAACCAACTTCTTTTGTAAAGCTCTCCCCGTACAATTCTGCACTAGGGAGAACCTTCTTAATGAAGTCAGCAATGAAATCACAATAAACTAGGTTCATGCTACCTCCATGAAAAATTCTTTGTTCTCTTTGAAATAGACGCCCTTGGGAACGATCAACTTCTCAATCATCACCCAGTCTTCGGCAGTCATACGGTTACCGTAGTCTTCACACTCAGTCACCTTGAGAAGATAGGCAACGGCCTCCTTCGCAGTGTCAAACGACTTCATATCCTTATCACGGTTTAGGTAGGGTTTCGCAATATACATTAGGCACAAGCTCCATACTGATTATATTCTTTAATGTTTGGCATTTCAAGGATGATGTCCCGAACACGTTCACGGTCAACGGAGTCACCATCGCCCCATTCCATGAAGTTCTCAGGGTCACAACACATCTTGAGGTATTCTACAATAGCGACCTCAACGTCAGCATCAGTCAAACCCAGAATCGGGTAGAGACCGTTCCACTCGCTGTAAAACAAGAGGACGTATTCCTTGAACTCGACAAGGACAGGATTCTTAGAAAAGGCGATACAGTTGGTAATCATCACAAATCTCCTTAAGCGTACCAAGAGCGGTAGTAGGAACGGTTCTCGTCAGCAGGACGGGCGGAAGAGTAAGAACTGGTCTTGAAACCACCGTAGTTGTCAATTCGCTTCTTCATCTCAGAACCAATGAAGGCGTCACGGACAGGGAACACGTTGTCAGCCATACCGTGACTCATCTGCGAACCGTCTTCACTCCGACACGCAATCTCACGGACGATCACAGTCTTCGCAGAAGGCTTCGCAACGACTTGGTAGAAGTCAACGTTGGTCTGTTCGTAACCCCAAGAGTCAATGAAGATGTCACCGATCTTGACCGCAGCGGCCTTCTCAGCAGCTTCTGCCTTGACCTTCAACTTACGAGCGGCACGAAACTCTTGAGCAGCGATCTTGTCGTTGATGTACTTAGCGCAGTATTCGTACAGACGCTCAACAGAAGCGAAGCGGTAGTTGAATACGATCTTGTAACCGAACTTCGCACGGGCAGAGAACCGGACACACGAGGCGACCTTACGGTCTTCATCGATCTCCAACTGGAGGCCTTGGGCAGCGAAGTTTTCAATCATCATTTGTTTCATAATCATCTCTCTCTCATCACGTTACATATACATAATAACCAAGCTGGCAGGAAAAGTCAAGCATTATTTTCAAAATAAGCGAAAAAAGATTCCTAATGAAATCAATGACTTAGTACCAAGGACGATCATCATCCTTAAAAAGTTCCTTTCGGTGACTCCAGACACCCCAATACATGAGGATCAAACCAAGGACAGGAAGACCGATAGTCACCCAATCACTAGGAGGCGGGCCTGCCACACAGTCCGCTGCGTAGAGACACTCATCGTAGAAGTCAGCGGTTCCTACACCACCCATAACCAAGAACATTCCAACAAGAATCCGAATCATCACAAATCTCCTAAATCAATCAACGTCCCATTCAATAACCACGTAATCGTCATACCCACTCTCTTCAGCAAACTCAATCGCAGCAGCTTCGCTAGAGAAGATAAGTTCTGGAATTATTTCACCTTTTACTTTCAGATAATACACAAAGTCACTCATCACGCCTCCCTATAGTAGACTACAAACATCATCCCAAATTTTTTCCAACTCAAACTGACTATCAAACCCGTATTCAACGGCATGATGCCAAGAGGAGGAACAACGAATCACTGGAGCAGGGCCCCCGTTCTTCAGGATGGTATCGACAATCATCATAGGACTACGATAAGCACCGACAAACTCGTCACCGGCAAACAGCTCGACAAGACCTTCATTCACAGAAACAAAATCAACAGCCATGGGAACACTCCTCTCATCACATTACATGACCATAATACTTGGTTTGACAACAAATGTCAAGCGTTTTTTTAGATTTTTTTCGAATATTTTTCCCACATGTAACCCCGAAGTTGATCCATGTTCAACTTGGTGTCCTGATAAAAGGGAGTCAAATCAAGGTCTTGCGGCACGTCCAGTGGTTTCTCTTCCAGTCTACCCAAATGATAATACTTCCCATTTCGGTATTCCAGACGGTCTCCCAGTCTCCTTGGGGTCTTCCATCTCATGTGGTGAACCAGTGAGGTTCCGTTTGTAACGGTAATCCAGAACTCGGTATCGGCCACATGTCCCAGACAGTTGTCCTCTTCCCAATAGTCCTCATCTACCACATTCACCAGTGCGGGAATGGCCGTGTCGATTGACCCATAATGAGAGATAAATCTAAGGTTGTGCATACCACACAAGTCCGCATAACTATTGTCCATTGTAAACCCAGACATGTTAATTGTCAAGCGTTTTGTGAATACATGACCACGAATTAACCAGTTGAGGATGTCCCGATTTGGGACTATGCACCTGTCGATCTTTTTGGATTCCACGAAGTTGATGGCCTCCTCTCTTGTCAGAGGCAACCATTCCTTTCTGTCTGGAAGTCCATAACTGTAATGGGTGTCGCTGATCATCATGGACGGTAGGAGGTCAGTCAACATAGAAGAGGCGTGATGCATGTTCTTGGTGTGCCAACACACCGAAGAAGGGACAAACTGAAAAATGTTGATGTTACGCAAGGCAAAGACCATACAGTCTTCATGAGTAAATTCAATCATCCTTGAGAAGTTGGTTGTGCCTGAAGTTGAGGATACGATGAAGGGATCGGTCTCCAACACGTACCAGCCTGGATCGTAATAGTTTGGTTCCGGTGTCATCTCTAGAGCATGAATGGTACACTCAGAATATTGCTGAATCATCTTACCATGCAAACCATCATAGAGTTGTTCACCAGTCCCATCAGTGATACAGAACTTGGCAGGCCCAAATCTTGCTAGTTTGGTGTAGGGAAGACTTTCCAACTTTGCGGGAGAATCTAGGAGAATAATCCTAAGTCCCAGTTCTGCACATGCGAACAGGGCCGATACATGACGGGTGTTGACATTCATTATTGAAATGGCAACAAGATCACCCTTTCTAGCTCCGTAGGATTCTACAAGGAGTCTTTTCCACCCATCAATATCTCGACACAGTTCCTCTTTATTCTTACCGTCATATCGAATAGAAGAGGTTATACAATTACGACTTACTATCACTTTTTAATTCCCTGACATGAGAAGAATGAATTTTACATCCAATAAACTCATTGTAGTAATCATCGTTCAATAAGACATTACGATCAAACTGTTCTTTGGCCTCAAGATAAGAACACTCACCTTTAGTTCTACAGAGATGCAGTATCTCACGATAGTATGCATCCCCACCTTTTGTTTCCACAAGAAGTTTTAGTTCTTCAGACGAACCATAGTAAGACATCCAATCAGACTGAACCTTCTTGGTACGTTTGCGGGTTTTGCCTTTTAGCGGGGGGAGTTTACGAGTAGACCAAAAGAACTTCTTACCAACATATTTCTTATTAGTATCAAGTTCAGTAATAAGATAGACGAACCCAACCCATTGGCTGAGTTCGTCATCTGTAGGAGTAAAGTGTAAGTTTCTATAATGCCACATACTATTATGTAGGCATTATATTACGTCACTATCTCCAAGGTATTCTACTTCAGCTTCTGACCCACACATGGGGCAGAACTCTGGTTTGTCATCCTCATAGGAACAAATCACTTTACAGATACTATCACAAACAACGCATTCTAATTCGTAAATATATTGTTCCATCATGCAGCACAACCTCTACCGTCTAGTCCACAGACTTCAGGTGCGACCTCCCAACCCCAGTCTCCTGCCATACCCACTACTGAGTATTCGGTGACTCGTTTTTCGAAGAAGTTGTCGTGGGAGGCTCCGTTAAGTACCCAATCAAGCCATGGTAGAGGATTATCTTTTTGTCGGAATTTAGTCTTGAGTCCAAGCTGAAGTAAACGGCGATCAGCAATATGGCGAATATACTTACGTACCTCGTCCTTAGTAATCCCCTGTACATCATTCCCACGAAACGCAAGATTGATGAATTTTTCTTCCAATTCAACTGCATTTTTAGCCATCTCATAAATTTTAGATTTTAGTTCATCATTCACGATACGGGGATGTTCTTCGCAGAACTGTCTAAACAACTTTGCGTTACCCTGAACGTGAATGGTCTCGTCTCGGATAGACCACTCCACAATCGTACCCATACCCTTCATCTTACCAAACCTCTGGAAGTTGAGGAGCATAACAAAAGACGCAAACAGAGACATGCCCTCGTTGAACACAGATTGTGCAAGAGCAAGTGCAAGACCCGTTTGTGTAGTGGAGTCACCTTCCTTCATGAAATCCACCTTGTCAGCCATCTCTTTGTACTCAAGGAACTTGTGGTACTCTTCATCAGGCAAACCAAGTGTGTCATTCAATAGTGCATAAGCACGTTGGTGTACGGCCTCTCTTGACGCAAAAGAGGACAACATGTTACGTACTTCATTGTTCTTAAAACGAGGAATCAAAAGTTCGTGATAGTTCTCTCCAACCTGTACATCCGACTGAGTGAACAGACGAAGAATGTGAGTGATGAACTCTTTCTCACTTTCAGTCAGTTTTGTTTTCCAGTCCTGTACATCTTCAGACAGTTCAGCTTCGTCTTCGATCCAGTGAACCTCTTCGTGTTTCTTTGATAGTTCTACCGCCCAAGGGTACTTGAACGGTTTATATGTTGTGCTAAATTCTAGTAGTGACATTTATCCCTCACATGCTCGACATTCGTTGTCTTCGTTATTTTCTAAATTGACCTTATTAAAGAAGGCCATTAACTCATCATATCCACCGACATAAACCCCTTCAACATAAATTTGGGGGACAGTCTTGACCTTACGTCCAGTTACTTCTGCGGCGGTCTTACCAATCTCCTGAAGGTCTACGTAATCATACGCAATACCTCTCAGTTTCAGTTCTTCTTTTGCAAGTTGACAGAACGGGCAGTCTTTCTTACCGTAGACAATGGTACGGGTATCATCTTGTAGTGCAACCCGTTCTACCTTCTCTGAGACGTTCTCAGCACGTGATTTAGCCTCGGTTCTTAGATAGTACAGACCTTTCAGTCCTTCTTTCCATGCCTTGAGATGCACCTTGTTCACATAAGACTTCTCTGCACCAGCAGGGAAGAACAGGTTTACCGACTGACCCTGACAGATGTAGGGTTGTCTATCCGCAGCATGTTGCACCACCCAAGACTGATCCAACTCCTGTGCAGTCTTGAACACAGCCTTTTCACCTTCATTAAGGTAAGGCAGATGTTGCACAGAACCCTTGTTGGTAATAATCGACTGCCAAGTAGAGTCGTTGTTTATTTCCCGCTCGGTAAGAATCTTCTCCAAATACTTGTTTTTGACCAAGAAACTTCCCGCTCGGGTACGGTGAGTATACGCATTTGCCTTTAGGGGTTCGATGGAGGGACTGGTTGAGAGTACAACCCCGCTGGATGCATTGGGAGCAATGGCAAGTAGGTGGGCAAATCGCAGACCAGTCCCTTCTCCGTCCGGATAAACACCTCGCAATTCAGCCAAGTGTCGGGATTGGGCGGTTGCTTCGGCCTTGATGTGTTGGAACACAACTTTATTAATTTCTTGAGCCCTAACGGACTCCCAAGCAACTCCATGTTTTTGTAACAAACTGTGAAACCCCATCGCTCCCAGTCCGATTGATCTTTCTCGTTGTGCGGAATACTTGGCTCGGGCAACGGTGTCGGGAGCGCTTTCGATGAAGTACTCCAAAACGTTGTCGAGCATAGTAACAAGGTCACGAACAATAGTTGTATCTTTCCATTCATCATAATACTCCAGATTTAAACTGGACAGACAACATACAGCAGTACGATCAGGCCCAGTAGGCAAGTGAATCTCATTACATAGGTTAGACCCATGAATCTTTAGTCCCAAGTCCTTTAGGTTTTGGGGCAGAGCACGGTTGGCAGTATCAATGAAGTTTAGATACGGTTCGCCCGTGCGGAAACGAACCTCAAGGATACGTTCCCAAAGTTTACGTGCATTCACGGTTTCTTTAACGGAACCATCCTTGGGGTCACGCAAGTCAAAATCGGTATTCTCCATTACCGCAGTCATGAACTCATCGGTAATGTTGATTGCGTTATGTAGGTTGAGTGCCTTACGTTGAACGTCTCCTGTAGGGATACGCATATTAAGGAATTCTACAATGTCTGGATGAGACACGTTCATGTACGCAGCGTAAGAACCCTTGCGAGTCTTACCCTGTCGGTACGCAATCATGTCTGCATCTACGGTGTGTAGGAATGGGATGGGGCCTGGCGCAACATCGGAGACAGTTCTAACGTCACTCCAGTGGCCACCAACACCGCCACCATAAACGCTAAGCCAACGCAACTCGCTAGTGTGATCGATAAGACCCTCAAGTGTGTCGGGTACGTAAGTAAGGAAGCATGATATTGGCATGCCCTTTCCTTTGCCATGACCGTTAGGTGCATTAGATAAAACAGGAGACGCAAACATAAACCATTTATTGCTGACATAATCGTAGAGCCTCTGTGCAAGTTCCTCATCCATTTCCTCATGATACGTTGACCATGCCTTTGCGGCACGGGCATATGCTTCTTGCGGGCTGGATTCATATGAGTTGAGGTAAAAATCTTTTAACATACCCACCGCATAATCCGCTAGTAGGTCATCCTTACTTTTGTTTATTTTAATTTTCATCTTTTTTCCATTGTCATTTAGTGTAGTCATAAAAATCCTGACCAGCGGTGAATTCGTACTCTTCAATAAAAAGTCTTCTGCCAGAACGAGCAAACTCTAAACACTTTTGTGTGAGATACTCGTGAATGTCCTCTTGAGTAAAGAGGTCATTATACAAAAAATGGCTCTTCATGTCAACATGATAATTCTCTACCAAAAATCTGTCGGGGTAAAGATACTTATCATGTGTGCCACGAAGAGCCACATAGATTAGTTTATGTCTTGGGTTTTCGTCTTGAAGTTTATACACCCACGAGAGATCATCTTCGTCACCATCAAAGATAACGACAGTGTACCCGAATTCGGTTTCCGTTGTTTCGATTGTTTGAATAGACATAATTTCTCCTAATATGGAGATAATTATATCAGGATGACAGGGTGTTTGTCAATAAGAAATGTCAGAAAGTTTGGGGGTGTAAAAGTATCGATCATTGGTTTCTCCCAGCATCAGCATATTCTTGTCTTTGACGGTTACCCCAAGTTTCCATGAACCGTTTAAGGACAGTTTCCATATCCTTACGTTTCTTCTTGCGGTCATATTTCTTCCGGACAATTACGGTAGATGAATCGTCCCCTGCGCCAGGCACAGCAGAAGTTCCAGTCATTTCTTCGTAGAACTTGTTAAAGGACTTCATCTTAGAATTTCTCCGGTAGAGATATATATGCTTTGCTGGGTCTTCAAATGGGTGGCTTCGTAAATTTTTATTCCCAAAACTTCACCCACGGGTGCATTCTTTTCTTCGTGTACACGAATCTGATCGTCTCGACTAACCATCTCTGCACCAAGAGTGGTAATAGTATCGTTCTTCATTCTGTAGATGCCAGGCGACAGTTTCTCGCCCTCAATCATAAACCATTGTGTATCTTCTGCTAACACATCAAGAATGTCGATTCCAGTCTCCCTGTGAATCTTCTCAACGTGTTCATCTTTGAGGTTACCATGTTCTTTGATCAACCAAAGAGCAGCACCATAACGAGCAATCGTGGATTGTCCGCCAGGGATTTTGGTCATCAACCTCTTGATGTTATATACGAGACGGTGAAACATTGTATAGTGAGTACTAAACGCCTCACGGTCTCTAATGTCGTTTGTGTTGAAGTCCTTGTTACGAGAACCGTCAGCGTTAATAATACCAGCTTTGTATGCGCCAGTTTCTTCCCACGGGGTAACAAGAAGTTTTAAGAACCTTATTGTGTAAACAAGATCGGCGGCACTCTTTAGAATTCCCATTATGTCATCCTTCTAATTTCTCTTAGTCGTTCTACTGCGAGTCCGTCCAATTCTATTTCCGGATATCCATCGTAGTCTATGGCCTTGAGGAAAATGAGAAATGGTTTAAGTGCGCTCCAATGTTCCGATTCAACTTTAAGTTCTAATATCTTCAGTCCAGCGTATATGCCGAACACGTTAAAAATAACAATCAGGTGATTGAGGATCAATCTCTCTGAAAGTTCTCCACTGTCCCTATAACGATTAAGCAGTCTCTTTACATACTTAAATCGTTTCAGGTCTTCAAAGAATTGTTCACTATCAATACAATTGGGAGTATAATAGTGTTTCGCTGCAAACACAACAACGTTTTTATTGGTAAGTTCTAGTTCCATAATATACCTTAGTGAGATTATACTTCACTACTATGTATCTAAATTACATTCAACTTTTCCAACAACGTTGTCTTGGTGTCCCTCGTGTTTACATCAATTCCGTATTGTTCTGCCAATGCCATTAATTGAACCTTGGTCATGGCACTTAAATCTTTGTTAGGTGTGGGAGCTTCTGTGAGAGTCTGAACAGGCGTCTGTGTGATAGACGCCGGTGTCTCCAGAAGCGCACCACTATGATACTCTTCGATCTCAAGATCACTGATTCGTTGTGACTTCAAGAGTTCTCCCGTAATCGGGTCAATCCATCCTCTAGGGGTAGGTACAGCATGTCTGCACCAGCCGGGCGCTTCAATCATTAGTCAATATCCTTGAGTTCATCCGCTACTTGTGCAATCTCAGCAAAGTTCTTACCTGAAAGAACATCCATGATCTTCTCTCTGTAAGTACGAGTATCTTCCTTCACCGCACCCTTGACAGGATTGACAACATTCTTGTCACCCTTGGGATTGTCGCCAGGCCGTTTCGCAGCGGGTTTAGTCGCACGTCCAGCGTCTGTTGCGGTTTGGTGTGTTTCTTCTTCGTCCTTCACATCAACGTTCTTCATGTGAAGATCAATAAACTTCTTGGAACTCGGAGACTCTTTATCATCAATCTTCTCAGGTTCCTCTGCATCCTTCTTGGGGTTGGGTTTTGCGGCTTCTTGAATTGCTGACCACATTGATTCGAAAGATTCACCAATCTTGGAAATCTCGGCAGTCTTCTCGCCATCATTTCCAACGGGTTTCTTTTTCTTCTTATCGTCTTTCTTATCGTCTTTGCGAGCGTCAATAGCGTCATCGGTAGCGGCACGTCTCTTGTGCAGATACTCATCAGAGCTATCTACGTCACCATCGTTGTCGATGTCTTTGTCTTTGCGCTTCTTGAAAGGTTTGTCGAGTTCTTTGTTATCCACAGGATCAAGAGCTTCTTTCTTGGCCTCTTCTACATCGTGATAACCTTTGTCATCACAATGTTCACAACCTTTGCCTTTGCACTTCGGGCACTCTTCTTTTTCTTCTTTCTTAGCGTGTTTCTTCTCGGAGACTACCGATTGATATGCCTCCATCAGTTTTTTGATGTCTTGAGTTCTCATTGTTGTCTCCGTTACATGAACCAGAAAAATTTAATTAATGCGCCAATCAAGGCGGTAACTACAACCATTGTAATCCGGTTAACGATTCTAACCGTGTGGCTATTATCCTCAACCTTCTTATCAATATCATCTAACTTTTGAGAGAATCTATTCATTCTTTCAAAATTAGCATGATTATTCTTTTCTATAGCAATTAACTTCTCTTCCGCACGGGCGAGACTTATCATTGCATCCGATAATTTATCGATCTTATCTTCGATACGATCAAGTCTTTGATTTTGAGTCATGTGTTCTGCCATTCTTAGGGCGCCCCATTGAAATAAAAGTTACTAGTTCTATTTATAATTCTTTTATTCTCAGAACAAGATCACCATCACCTTTTATAATTCGGTGATAGGTCATTTCTGGAACATTAAAAATATCCCCAGTTTTTAATTCAACAGGGTCTTCATTGTCTAGTTGAAACATCCAACCATCACTGCCCTCGACATAAATCCTACGTGGATTTTTGTCACGATGCCAGATCAGTTCAGAAGGGTCAACTCCTTTTTTAAACAAACGGAGTTTATCCCCGTTTGCTAAATCGAAATCGTGGTAGGTATTACCAGAAGAAACTTCCGCCACCACTCAATCCTAATTGTTTCGCATATCTAGGCAATCTACAGGCCCAGTATGCAGCAGTTGTCTTATCGTTCTGTTGAGCGCACTTATGACGTGCAGCAAAACTTTTCCGAGCTTCAGGATCATTTAACTTGACCTTAAGCCCAGTAGTGTCTCCCCAAGAAACCTTCTTGATGTTTCCATTGGGCGCCTTGACGTACACATAGTACTTCTTAGGGCCACCCGCTTTGGGTTTGTTGAGTTCGGGTTGTTTACCCTCTTCTTCAAAGATACAATCCAGTGCTACGTTCTGTCCCTCATAGATTCCAAAATTGCCAAGGTCAGACTCCATAATATCCACTTCAGAAGGATCAACTTCCAATTCACCTTTGTAGTATGCTTCACGAAGGTCTCTCCAATATGCATAGTACATCTCCGACCCAACACGGTAGATATTATTCTCCACCAACTTGGATTCAGAACCACACTCGCAATGTTCTTTAAATTTCTTCATTCTTAACTCACGTACATGTTGAGTTCGTACTTACCACTGTCCATACCATAGACTTGCATCTGAAGTCTCTGCTTGGTGGGCTTACCACCTTTGGTCAGTTCGATATTATACGAGTTGGTTTTACCCTTCGAAGGTTTACGAGGGCCCGATGCAACTTTACGAAACCACTCATCGTCATCGATTTCGTAGCCTTTCTTTTCTACTTCTCTCTTTGCGTACTGCACAGCGGTAGAGAAGTCTTTATGATAGACTTCGTAGTTTGCACCACTCTTTCTCGCTTCGTTCATCTCCAAGTCAGTCTTGGTGAACATTGCAGATTGCCCGTTAGCAAACTTAACCATTACTGAACGACCACCGAGCCCGTGAGGAACGATGACACCAGACTTACCAAGGAGTTTTCGATCTACGACTTTCTTCGCATCGTCTTTGACACGAACAAGGTCGCCTAGACCAAAACTCTTTGCTTCTTGAAGTGATTCTCTTAGTTCGAAAAAATCTTTCATCGTTTCATCACCTTCCAAGCGATATTAGCTAGGGTTGCAATTTTTGCATTGTCCATCTTCGCCTTGTTTGCGTCATTGACTTTATCGTAAATCTGTACGATTGCAGATGCAGTGAACAGGTCAACCATAACGCCGTCAATCTTTGCAGCGCTTTTGTCCTGAACAATCTTTCTGACTTTATCCATCGTGGACATTACTTGATCCTCACTGCCTGTTTCAGACCATTAAGGGACGCACCAGCCATATCCTGAAACTTCTTCTTGTCCATAGGTTTCTGGATACTGTTAAACTTGGCGACAAGTTGTTTTGCCATCTGTTGAGTCAACTTGGTTTTCTTACCATCCTTGAACTCAATTGTACCGCCTTTGGGGAGGTCAGCAACACTACGAATCTGCATCACGATGTTCTTGTCAGCTGCCTTACGGTCATCATCGGTTGCCTTGATATCATCATCGTCATCCTTTCTTTGAAAGTCTTTGTCTCTAGACATATCTCTGTAGGCTAAACCCTTTGCGGATTCTTCAACTGCTTCAAACAGTTTACGAATCTCTGCGCCGGGAACATAGTCAGGCAGCATCTTCTCAAGATCATCGGCAGAAACATCTTTCATCTTAGCAACCTTGGGAGCAAACGCCTTCATGGTCTTGCTCTTCATCATCTTAGCAGCGATATCTTTACCTGCAGCTTCAGCAACCCGCTTAGCAGTCGCAGTAGCGATGGCCATTTTCTTGTCCATCGGCATATTGGGGTTATCTTTCTCCATCGCCTTGGCGATCTGTTCCCTCTTCTTTTTCTCAGCGGGAGTGAGGGTCTTCTCTTCTTTTTTCAGTTCAAACCCTGTTTTTTTCTGGAGGTTTTTATAATCAACCTTACCGTCCTTTTTATTTTTAGGATCGTTTCTATAACCCCTAACCATATCTGCTGCCGAACGGCGTAGTGCAGATGTATGGGGGTGTGGTTTTGAACCAGGCTTATCTTTTCCTGTGGGGTGAGTGCCAAAAGTATCCTTAACTCTAAGAGCCTTCTCACGCAATTGTTTAATAGTTTTCATTTATGCTAAATCCTTGTCGTGGTTTAGGTTACCTTTTTTCTTTTTAACAATAAAGGCATTGACTCGTGCCATACCCCATTGTTGTGGTGTGGTGCCAGGACGGTGACCAGTCTTCCAAGCGGCAACCCCACGATTATATACCTTACGAAGTGTATCAGGTGAGATACCAGACTTCTTCGCCTTCGCAGCGATACCATCCGGCCCTTCCTTAATATCTAATTCATCCCAGAGAGCATATCTTTTCATCGTGTTGACCTATTCTGAGAACTTGTTCTATTAGTACGTGCAATATTCGCACGGCGTGTACGGGCGCTACGGGCCCGATCTAACATGCGATCAAACTTCTTACGATCACTCTCACGTTCTTTGCTGATCTGATCTTTTGCAACATCTACAGGATCGGTTGCTTCTGATCTCATCAGTTTGGCCAAAGTTCTTGGATCAATATTAAAACCCGTGGAACGTTTAACAGCATCAGCATAGTATTCGATACCATGACGATCTGAACCACCACGTTCCTTTCTCTTTCTATCCATGATGTCTTTTACTAACTTCCTAGCAGCATCATAGTGTTTCTTCTGCCAAGTCTTAGGCCCGATTTTATTTACAATAAAGGATGTCAAATCTTCCTCCGTTAATTCGAAAGACTCTTCTAGAGATTCATATCTTACCACAGGAGATGTTGTTTTGAAATCCTTCTTACGCATAATGGTCTTATTCACAACTTCGAATTCATCATTCTTGAAGTTGACAACCACAGGTAAATTTAAATCAGATTGAATGTCCTTGAGTACGGCTTCACCGTTCTTGTGTTTCTTGATGTTCTGACCCTTTTCTCTCGCAATCTTCTTGAACAACCTTTGAATCTCCGATACAGAGATAGCCGGTTTGTTGCGAGCGTCATTCATACGGTCAGCAAAATGACGTGTGAATTCAATGTCAATATCAAACTTTGAGAGGAGTCTGTCGCCAAACTTCTCAAGGTCTTGAATCTGTTTTTGAGTTACTTCCTCATACATGTCCTTGAAGGCCTTAGTGTACTTGGAAGGTTTGGTCTCGGCATCCTTATCGCCAGGAGCGGGTTTGTATGCAGATGCATCGTCATCGGCTTTCTTACCGTGTTTCTTGAAGTGTGCATCTCTCTTATCTTTGGTATCTTTGGCCAGACCCGCATGATAACGAGCGGGTTGTGTACCCTTCTTGTCATCGATATCTTTATCTTGGGGAGTGGTGGTTTTCTCAACCAGTTCCACAGCGTCTAACCACATACGTTTGCGGTCACCATTAGACATTTCTACTATGACATAGTTGGCGCCTAATAGTGACACTATTGCGACATCATTTGTCTCTTTTACGACAACTGTGTCACCAATACCGTACAGTTTCCCATGTACGTACTGTTCTCTTGTTTCAGAAACAGGAGCGAGTTCAATGTGATTCTTGAAGGAACGCTCTTCAGAGAGACCCATACCCTTACGGACATCATTGAAGAGTTTACGAGCATCCTGATTGGACATAGACTTGGGAACGCCTTGTGCAAAAGTCACAAAGTCATTCTTCGATGCATTCTCACGTTGTTTCGATGCAGACATACCTTCTACACCTTCCGCATCGGGATCACGTTCACCAGCAGATACTACGTTGATTTTTTCGAAGTTATAGAACCCGTGACGAGCCTTAACTCCGTTGTATTTGTTTAAAAGAACTTCGAACTCACGTAAACGATCTGCTCCAACCACCATCGTGATTTTCTTGTAACCCTGATCATAGAGTCGAGAGGCAACATCAAATACGTTCCGGACGTTCTTGTCGATCATCACGTTACGTGCATGTTTTGGAAACATCTTACGAACGTGTTTAACCTTATCGGAATATGAGAGGGGGTCTTTCTTAGGGTTGGAAACCTGAGACAGATAAACCTTATAGTCCGCCTTACCAGATTTGGTGGCGAGAGTGTCCATCACTTTCCCGTGACCAATAGTAGGAGGGTTCATTCTACCAAAGGTAAAATAAACTTCACGTTCCTCTTCTACGAGGTATTGAGAAAAATTCTTAATCATCTTTATCCTGTCCCGAAGCGCCCCGTTTTCTAGCGAGTTCTGCCTTTCTAACTACAGGCAACAACTTGCGGGCAAGTTTATCAATTTTGGGTTTCATCTTATCTAGACGTTTCTCAATCTCCTGCCTACGGGCAAATGTGAGTTCGTCTTTAGGAATACCCTTAGTGATTTTCTTCATGAACGTGTTTCTCGCCTGTTTGCGAGCACGTCTCATCAGGACTTCTTGATTAGCAACTTTACGGGCAGCACGCTTCCGACCCATGGCGATCTTCGCCTTGTTCTTTTTGAGATTACGTGCCATTTTTCTACGGGTCTGAATATCAACAGCTTCACCCGTGTTGCCTGTGGGAATATCCTTGCGGCGCTTCTGCGCTTGGTACGCAAGTTCATCGTCTCCAGACATGGTGGTATCCGTATTTACAAAATCTTTAAATCTTAATGGCTTTGCCATTTCATCAATTCCTCGTTGGTTTATCCCATCCCTTAATAACATCCGGTGAAAAGTTGTTGTATGAAAACTCCATACGGTCAACCAATTTCACTGCATCACCACCAAGCTGATCAATCGCCACGTACCCTTCCTCTCCAGTTACCTTGTAACCTTTTTTGGTTTGTACGAAAGTGTCGATCTGTTTCAGTCTATCAAGTTTATTTATAAGTTTTAGTTTCGCTAAAACTATAACTTTTTGCAATTCAAACATATTAATCAGAGAAGCTTTATTAGTAGGAGAGAAGAATTTAAGAATCTCATCACGGGCCGCAACCTGAGTGGCCTTTCCTTTTTCACTACTTCTCTTATCAATCTCTTTCTGATACTTCTGGTTAATCCACTTGATTAGACCCGCTGTGTGTTTCTTAGTGTCACCGATAACAGCACCTTGTCGAACAAAGGTGTTGTTGTACTGTTCAATCAATCGTGCAAGGTCTTGGTTCGCTTCCAGTTCACGGAGAGTCGTACCAGCAATCTTGTTGAACAGGAACCCAGCCTGAGACAAGTAACCATTTACTTCCTCAGTGTCTTTTGCACTCATGGTTGCATTAGTAAGGTCACGCAACATAGCGTCCTGAGACCACACATTATTGGATTTCTTAAATTTAGAAACATTAACACCATACGATGCTTTCATAGACTCAAAGTCGTTTCCAGAATAAGTTGTGTGCCAAACAATACCGATCTTCGCTTTCCTAATCGGTGCTGCCTGATCTACGGGGACTGCATAGACAATAGTGTTAGGATGGAAGATGACATATTTCACTCCATCGATTGACTTTGTTGTTAAATCGCCAGGCCCAAACAGGAAGTCCCCCTGAATGACACCCTTGATACCAAGTTCTGGAAGATATCGAAGAGCAGCCTTCATCTTGTCTGCGAGGTCACCCGACATGTCGGCATCGATCTCCGCATTTGTCTTATACACCTTGGGGTTCTTTGCAAAAATACCTTTCTTTGCAACAAAGAACTTACCGTCACGGGGGTCTTGACCACAGAAGATGGCGGGAGCGCCATCCCACTTCACAGAGATATTCCCGTCCTTCTTACCAGCCAACATGTCACGCATATCACGCAACGCAAAGATTGCCTGGCGAGTTCCAGTCACACCGCCATAGAGAACACGATCCTCAATATGGGTCATGTGGGTGTTTTTCTGTTCGGCAATAAACTCTGAAAAATTTTCCATTAGTTAAACTCTCTGTATGATTTTTCCCACAACAGAAGATCGTCTTCGAACCATGACATTATCTCCTGTTGTCTCTCTTTTGTCAAGAGAATTTTTTGATTCTCTTTGTTGTTTTTAAAATGTTTCGGTTTGATGTACTCAACGCCCTTCTCTTTGGCAAATCTTTCCAACCACTCATAGGTGTTCTCAACGTTGAACAGAGTTGCACCTTCCGGAACAAAGTAGTTCTGAGGGACTTTAAACAAAGCGTCCCA